TTCACCAGCATCTTTGGCTTTTTTAAGTTTTAATGAGAATTTATTACCTTCATTTGGTTCTTCATTCATAGTTGATTCCTTAGGTTGCATAACACCATTTAAAGTATCCTCGTCTCTATCGTTATAGAGTTTATCAAAACCGACTTTATTTGTACGATCACGCCTGTCTTGTTCACGCTTCATTTGTGCTTTAAGTACATCTCTAGGAGGAGTAAGTCCATATTTTTGAAACATCTCTTCTCTCTCTTTTGAAGTCTGTATATTTCTTCCCAACGCATCCAACTTCAAATCCCAATTAGGATCTTTTGGATCTGCTGGTGAATCGCCATCTACATTTTTTGGATCAATCTTTGTGTCGATTGGATCCTTAGGTTCTTCAGGTTCATCTGGAAAATCTGGATCAGGATCAAAGCCTGGATCTTTAGGTGGTTCTTCTGGTCCGCCGCCTGGTGTTGGTGGTTTAGGACCTGGTTCCGGTTTTGGCTCTGGAATTGGTTCACCTGGTGGATCTTTTGGACCTGGAAATGGATCTGGGTCACTTGGTGGAAGTCCCGGCATCGGTGGCCTTGGAAATGGATCTGGGTCACTTGGTGGAAGTCCCGGCATCGGTGGCCTTGGAAATGGATCTGGGTCACTTGGTGGAAGTCCTGGATCTCTTGGATCCGGCATTGGCATTGGATCTGGAAGTCCTGGATCTCTTGGATCTGGAAATGGCATTGGCATTGGATCTGGAAGTCCTGGATCTCTTGGATCCGGCATTGGCATTGGTGGAAGTTTTACTCCTGGAGGAAGTTCAATGTCTCTTGGCAATTCAAGCGTATCGAGATTAGCCTTCCTAGGCGCTTCGTCCAGTTTATAATTAAAATACGCTTCGCTAAGTTCTTGTGTTGTCAAATCTTTGTATACTTTTGTTTCGTCTACAGTAACATGTTCACCGTTTGCTCCCAAGTATCTACGCAGACTTAAATCTGCTGGGCTACCTAATGTGCCTTTATATTCTTCTGGTTCGCCAGCATATTCATCACCGCTGTTAGCAAATCCTTCTTCTTCAATTGGAGCATCTCCAACTAATTGATTTAACTGTTCTGGACTAACCAAAGCAATCATTGCTTTCATATTGTCTCTGCCATCAAATGGCGTTTCAGCTACTTGCTGTTCTACTTCTACTGGTTCAACCGCAGGTGTATCGTCTTTTTGAAGTCCTGCTAGTTTGATTAAGTCTTCTAAATTCATATCGTTACACCTTATATTCTTTATTATGTTCGCCTTTGGGCTGACTTTTAACAAATTTGTCTACAAACTCGTTACCATAATGCTCACTGTGATCTACTTTTTCAGAATCGCTATAGTCTGCATCAGCTAATACACTTTTGGATTCTTCGTCTTTTGTTTCTTCTTCAATATCCCAAAGCTCTTTAGCTTCTAACATATTATTAACAATCATTGAACCTAGGCTACATCCGCAAATTCCTGCAATCTCTTCTTGCAAGCTATTTGGCGTTGCTGGAAGTTTTGTTTTAATGTCGTACATGTATACTTCTTGTGCGCCTTTATCTTCAAAACCTCTAGGTGTGTGCATTATTGTTTTTTTAGGTGAGCTCATGCTCTCCATATTATATTTGGCCATATGTGATTCAATACGGTCCATGTGCTCATCTGAAATCTCGTTAAGACTACGAAGTCTGAACTCATAGGTTTTTTCAGATTCAGCTAGATATTGTGTCAAACTTTTCATCGCGATTTCCTTCGTTATAGTTATTTATCAGGCTTACCCATTTTTTGTATTACTGCATTAATTAGACTATTGCGGTCTTCAAACTCTTCTGCTTCACCTTGAATAGTATCATCTTTACCATTTGCTTTTGCTTCTTGTGCATCGAACTTAGCTTTTTGCAGTTGTAGTTGCACCATTTTTAGTTTTTTATCCATTTTTGCTGTTTTAGCTGTAATAGCATTGGTCATCATCTTACTTGCTGTATCAAATACAGCCGCGGCATGCCTATCTTCAACATTTTGTCCAAGATCCATAAGATCCTGAAAGGCATGCATTGCTTTATCAGCATACTTGTCCATGTCAGCGTCTAGTTGTTCTAAGTCTCTTACCATTGGCAATGCGGCATCAATTTTATCTGCTACATCTAATTGTTGCTGTAGTTGTGTAAGATTTAAACCAGTATCTTCCTGTTTAATAGGCTCGTCAACTTTTTCTCCATTCATTGGAGGTAAATCAAAAACGTCTTCAATTTTACTACTCATTGTTTATCCTCATGCTCTGTCAATGCCCCAGAAAAAGTTAACTGGATTACTTAACAAAGATGCATTAACACCAGTAATTGCACTACCTCCACTGTTAGTATATGTAGCGATCGCACTTGGACCATAGTTACTGTTGATTAGTCTATCATTTCCATCGAGGTTTCGATAAAGAGTTACCCCAACACTGTTGCCTGATAAACCTCCTAGTAATTTGATCACCGCAGTATCTCCAGGATTTAGTGTGGCACCACTAGCGCCTGCTTGACCGTACTGTAGTTCAAAACCACTGCCGCCACCAGATGGTGTTGTCCATGCAAAATCGCTACCATCCCAAGTTAGTACTTGTCCACTTGTAGCACTACTACGATTTATATGTGTATTTACTGTTGCATCAAATGTTGCAGTAGTTTGATAACCAGCTGTACTATGATCACCCCATCCATAAGCTGTATTCCAATTTCCAACAAACGCATCAGTAATAATATTTGTACCCATATCAATGTTATTACCATTAACATCTAAATTTCCACCAAGTTGTGGACTAGTATCTTCTACTAGATTTTCTAATCCTTGTAGTTCTGATCCATCTTGTAAAGCTGTCCAGGCACCATTTTTATATACATTAAGTGCATTTGTTGTTGTGTTATAAATCATATCTCCATTTGTAGGATTATTAAGTGTATTTCTTTCAGTTGTTGTTACATTTGCAAAACGCAAGCTAACATCTTGTATTGTAACTTTTCCATTATTAGACCATAATACTGTCATCTTCTTTTCCTTTTCTTGGGTTGGTTAAACAACTCATGTTCTGTTAGTACTCTAAATCCCACTCCTTGTCTATCGCAAAATACTTTTGCCGCTTGCCACTTTGCTTCATTTACAATAGCCGCCGCTTTTTGCATTGGGCTCTTTGCATGACGTAGTGTCTGTCCAGCTGGTTTAATTTCGATCATCTCTGCTTTACGCTGTTTGTCTTTATCTTCATACACAATAAAAAAGTCTGGCACATAATGTGTATTTTTGCCAGTTGCTGGATTTCTATAAGGTATTCTGTGTGCTTCACTTGCCCATGCTAGTATATTTGGATGATTATCTAATAACCGCATAAATTTTAATTCCCAACCACTTCGATACTTTGGTCGGTGTTTACCTACATACTTACTACGATTTATAACTTCGTATATACCTTGTTGAAAATTATTTGCCATTCTAGTAATATTTATTACTAATTACAATGCGGATAATTCTTCTGGTGTTAGCTTAACTATGAACTCTTCACCATCAATATTTCTAATTACTTCATCTGCGGCAAGCACACCGCCTCTGTAAATTCGTTGTCCTACTGGTTCATTCACTTGTCGTGCTGGTCTATTAGATACTGTAGCCGCAACAGATGATTGTACATTTTGTTGTCCTGCTATTCTTCCGTTAATATCACTTGATTGTAAGTTTCCAATATTTGCATGTTCTGGCTGAAACGATACATTATACATTAGCGGAGCACTTCCACCCATATCTAATGTATCCGACTGTACATTTAATATCATATTGTTATATAAATTTGTAATTCTACCGCCTTGAGCTGTATCTGTATTGAATATTCTTATTTCTTCAAAAAAGAATCTAGCATCTGGTGCTATACTTTTAGCGCCAAACGGATGAGAGTCACCAACTCCAAACTTTGTACCTAATATATTATACCCGCTAAAATTTGTAGGATCTAAATCATGAGCACCTGTTTCTGGATGTCCAAAATAATGTCCTGCATATGCTTTCATTAGTGTTGAAAATTGATTATCTTTTGTATCATAAAAACTTATACTACAAGTACCAATAGTCATCCTAGTAGGAATATGTCTCATACGATTATACTGATTAAGTGTTTGCATACCGTAATCAAAATCTGGCATGCTAGCTGACATTACTCTATCAAACGTAAACGTTCTTCCAAAACTATCATCTTCCATAAACACATTTGAATTAAGTACAAATTCAAGTTTAAATTGGTACTTCATTCGTGGTGCTTTGACCATGACTGGATCGTCTACACCAAATTTTTCCGCGGCTGGATTATAAAAGCCGGTATTACTTGTTAATCCCATGGGCTACCCCTTAACCAGCGGTGCCGGCGCCTGTTGCGTTACTTAGTGTCTGATCTTGTGTTACGCCTGTTAGTGTTGCATTACCTGCCGCATCAAAGATTTCACAATTATCATATCTAACTGTTACAGATACTTGTACTTGTTCACTACTTGCATAAGCCATATCGCCATATTGAATATTTTGAATATAAGCTCCAGCTAATTCAAATTTATCTAATATACCCGGTGTTGGGCTTGCACCATCTAATGTTTCCACTAGCATTTGAAACTTGTAAGCACTACCTGATCTCGGTGAGCTTTGGTTTGCATGATCAACTTGTCTATTAAGTTGTCCGTTTAATTCTCTTATTACTATACTATCAACGTCATCTCTAAGTACGATTGTAATTGGTTCCCAAGTATGTTTACCTGCTAGAAATATTCTACTGTTGTACATATCCAACGGTATTTCATCATGTGTAAGACTTGGTCTACTTACACTAATTACACTTCTAGTAGGAGTCGCTGTAAATCCCTCTCCAATAAACGTTGCTCTAAAACGATATTGTAGTTTGGGCATAATAGTTGTGGTGTTACCTGTATTGTCTGGTACACCTAATGTTGTTATAACTGCCATTTGAATCTCCTCGTTATACCGGCTGTTAGTATTTATTAAAAAACGCCAAAAAAAATGGACAGCCGAAGCCGTCCATTAAGTATTCTGTTAATTTTTTTAGTTAGTAGTTGATAATGTGCCTGTATTCACCAATCTAATCGGAACATAAATGAATTCTGCCGCTTTTGAAGGTTCAATAGCCACATCTACATAAAATTCGTTACGATCAATTCTTGCTGGTGTGTTGTTTGTTTCATCACAAACTACTGCGAAGTCATTGAGACCTCTTCTACTAAGGATGTCTGATAAGAATCTTTCAAACACTATTTTAGCTCTTGCTCTTGTTTGTGCATCATTAATTTCAAACAAGAACGGACGAGCAATATCGTCAAATCTTTCTCTGAGATAAGCAACTAGTCTTGCAACATTAACTCTATCTAAACTACTCGTTGTAGTATGTAGTGTTTTCTGTCCAAATACTATTGTTCCTTGTCCTGGAAAAGTTGCAATAGGATTCAATTTATCAGTATACATAGCATCACGTTGACCTTGTGTTAAACTGATTGCTTTGAATTCACCTTCTGTAGTGATATGTCCTACTGCACTTGCATTTTGTACAACACCTCTAGTAGTTCCTGCCGGAGCAAACCATTGGAAACTAATGTTGTCATTATATGCATATGTGTATAGTGCCATATGACTTGGAGGAACAGCTACAGTGTTGCCTTCTACTGGCTCTGTAGTGTTTCCGCTTGGATAGTAAACTGCACTGTATGTGTTCTTGGTTACTAGTCCATCTTCTCCATTTTCAGTTGCATTTCCACTGTTTTTAGTCCAGTTAACAACGTCAGTTGGATTTTTACGCATTGGCGAGTCAATAATAATAAATGCTGTTTCGCCTCTATCACTATTAAGTGTTACCATTTCGTCTACTAGTTCTGGATAGTTCGGAGCCGCTAACAAGCTGTACTTGTATTGTGGATCTCTAAGATCTGTGCCTGACGCTACTGCCTGCATTGCAGTTGCAATAACACCACGTTGAGCATATCTACCAAAACGTCCGCTACCATCTGCATGATTGCTTACGCCATTTCTCCATGCTGTTCCGTTCCATATACGCACTGTGTTTTTACTTTGTGCCATGTTTACAGCTACCATTCCATTTGGATAAACTGCTGGATTTGGTGCACCACTAACAGTAGTAGCATTGCCACCGTTAGTTGCATCTGCGGCTGTGTCTGTAATATCTGCAAACAATACGCCTGTTGTAGTTGTTTGATCTGTATTATCATGTGAAATCCATGCCGCACCGTTGTAAACTTTAATATGTGGATAAGCACGTTCGTTAGTTTGGTTCTCAGCCGCTAACGATGTATCAACCCAAATATCGCCACTAGCTGGTCCTACAGGAGCAGATGAGCTATAAGTTGCCGCTTTTGGTAAAAATTGACCTGCTGTAACCACATACAAGTCTAAGCTATTAATTGTATTATCAAACCAATATGTACCTGTAGCTAATGTGCCAGTTGGAGTTGCGGCTTGTGCTAATACTGTAGTTGCTGTTAAATCACCAACTGCACCACCTGTTGTTATTTCTCTAATAACAATAGTAGCTTTAGTATTTGCTTGTTGGTCTAACAAGTATTGACCTACTGTAGCTGTACCTGTAGTTAATGCAGTTGTACTTGAACCATCTTGTGCTACAAAGTCTGTAATTGCGCCAGCTCCATCAGCTTGTGTAGTACTAATACCTTGTACTGTAGCAGATGTAAATGCTGTACCATTGTGTGTGCTTAGTGCTAGTGCTAAACCGTTGCCCGGGCGTGTTGTTTTGATCCAAACATCATTAGCCGCTGGACTTGCTGGTGCACTGAAGTGTTCATCATAAGTTACACCAATTGTGCCAGTCATATCAGTATCACTGTCCATAACTTCCCATGCGCCAGCTACACCATAAAAGTATTCAATACTCATCTGACGTGCGCCACTAGTGCTTGTTTCGTTATCAAC